GACGTTGAGGCTGGCGAAGAACGACTCGATGGTCGAGTCGGCGACGGCCAGCGTCTCGGACAGCGTCCCGACAGGCATCTGGCGAATCAGGTCGGCCTTCATGTTCTCGATGATCCACTCGGCGATGAGCATGCGCAGCGGGAAGGTGCGGGGCATCCGGTAGCGGTACCGGACGGCGGCCACTTCTCGAGCGAGGCTCGCCAGGACCGAACGGGTCGTGCCGAGAACCTGGCCCACGCTGATGTCCGTCGAACCGGCGGCGATCTGCGTGATCAGGTTCGACTCGGCGAAGCGGGCCTGCCAGACGGACAGGAGCTGCGTCCACTCGGCAACCTGCTCGGGGAAGTAGCGGGCCCGGAAGTTGCCGATCTCCAGGCACTTGGTGATCGCATCCACGACCGTCTCGTCCTCTTCCGGGCAGGTCATGGTGAGACACGGCTTGACCGTCGGCGAGCTCGGGTTGGTGTCGTTCGCCTCGGTCCACAGGCCCACACCAGCCGACATATCGGTCATGACCGCCGGGGGGATGGTCCGCACTCCACCCCTGTCGGCGCCGAAGCGGACGAGGGCGTCCCGGACGGGGCGCTCGGTGGAGCCCACGAAGGGGATGTCGTAGCGGATGTCGAGGGGGGCGCAGATGCCGCCCGAGGCCACGATGGCCTCCTGGCTGACGACCTGCTTCAGCTTGCGGCCGTTGCTGGTCTCGTCCCGGTCGAGGAAGCGGCCGACACCGTGGGTGCGGGGCGTCGCCGGGCTGCCCGAACGGGCGAGCTTGATGTACTTGCCGGGGCCCGTGTAGCCCTGGCTGGCCGCCCAGGCCTCCAGGAACGTGTCAGCAAGCTCCTGCTCGTTCTGGATGACGTGGCCCATGGTGAGGCCGGGGGCGTTGGCGGCGGCGACGAGGCCCCAGTCCTTGACCGAGCCGACCTGGCGGGGGGCCGCCTGGGGCTTGGGGGCGGGACGGCGGGCCGCCACACGGCTGACGACGCCCTTGGGGGCGGCGGCTGCGATCGGCTCCAGGGCCTCCTCGGCCTCGGCGATCACCTCGGCGACGACCTCAGGCGTGACCTGGGCCTCCTCCTCGGGGGTCTCCTCCTCGGGAGCTTCCTCGGCCTCGGGCTCCTCGGCGGGGTCCGGGTCGTCGGGGCCCGACTGCAGGGCGGCGATCAGGTCCGAGGCTCGGGTGGCCCGGCCCTCGGCGTCGGCGGCACGAGCGGTCTGCTCGGCGAGGATGTTGTTGCGGGCCTCGACGGCCTGCTGCACGAGGGCAAGAGCCTCGTCGCTGTCATCGGTCTCGGCGAGGGACAGGGCCTCGGCGACGATCTCGTCCAGGAGGAGAGCAAGCTCGTCCTCGGTCAGCTCGGACAGGGAGCCTGCGGCACGGGCCAGCAGCTCGGTCAACACTTGCATCTGGGTCTCCTGTTGCGCTCAGCGGTCGGATGGTGACTGCGAACGGATCAGGAGCCCCGGAGCTTTGCTGCCCGGGCCCGCTGGGGGGCGTCTGTGCGCCCCCCTGATCGGATCAGCCGGGAAGGTACCACAGGCCCTTCTCCCGGTGGGGGGATGCTCAGGGGGTGAGCGACGCCCGGGCGGCCGACAGGGCGGCGCCGTTGAGGTGGGCGGTGCGCCTGTCGAGGCGGGCGAGGAGGGCCTCGATGCGGTCCAGTTGGGCGTTCTCCCGGCGGCTGGCCGTCTGGGCAGCAGCGTGCCTCTGGTTGCACTCCGGGCAAGGACGCACCCTGTTGGCGCCCGTCAGCGCCATGACCGTCCGGCCGACCACATGCGCCGAGACGGCCGCCCCGTCGGACAGGCTGTCCGCTGGGAGGGCGGCGGCGGCGATGGCCTCACGGCGCACAGGGAAGCCGGGCTTGTTGACCGACAGGATCGCCACGAGCTCCAAGCCCCCGTCGGGGTCGTACGACCAGTCGCCCGAGGGCGGCACCGATTGGAGGACGGCGAGCTGTGAGGCGGTCACGTCGGGCCGGACCCGGCCTGTCACCCAAGGACCGAACGCCCCGGAGCTTGCCGCCACGTCGGCCCACCCGAGCCCGGCCTCGGCGTAGTAGTCACGGACAACCTGCAACCGGGAGCGGTCGGCGCCCTGGGTCGGGTAGTGGGGGCAGCCGACCACCATCGGGCCTGTCGCCACGAGCTGTCCCTCGGCGGTCCGTGTCGAGGCGACCATGAACTCGGCGTAGGCCTTGGCACTATCGGGCGGCTGGATGCACACACCGTCCATGCGCCCCGTGCGCAGACACTCCCCCCACAGGGCCAGGTGGCCGAACACGTGGCCGTCCTCGGTGATGGTCAGCGGGACGCCCCACCGCTCCCCGGCGAGGTCCTGCTGCACGAGAAGCGGGTCGCCGAACTCGGGTTCTGGCATCGTGAACCAGGCCCGAGGAGGGCGGGCTCTCCGGTCCGGAGCGGCAGCGGAGGCCGTCATGGCCTCGACTACAACGTCCTCGGGGGCGGCTGCCTCCTCCGGGGCGGAGCCCAGCACGATGCTGGCCTTGGCGAAGGCGGGGAACGGGGTCATGGTCAGCCCGGCGATCGTGTACTTGGTGAAGCTCCACATGGCCGAGACGCAGAACCCGTCGGCGTCCTCCTCGATGCACATGTAGTCGGCCTCGGTGTCGGCGTCCGGGTCGACGCTCACCCCGAAGCGGCGGCCGCCCAGCAACAGGTCACGGGCCTGCACCCCGGCCGGGCTGTCGTAGAAGCGCCCCGAGGCGGTCGGCTGGCCGCCCCGAGTCAGGCTGAACTCCTCGATGAACCCGGCCAGCTCGGCGCCGAAGTGGCCCATCTCGGTTGACGTCTGGAGCATGAGCGGGATCAGGCTCTCGCCCGGGTCCCGCCAGCCCCACGTCGTGTTCGTGAAGTCACGTTCCGGGTCGGGCTGCTCGTTGAAGGCGATGGCCGGGTCGCCTGTCCACGTCTCGGCCAACAGGCCGTCGGCGCTACCCGAGGCGGGGCCGGTGGCGCCCTCGGCGACAGCCAGCTCGGCGAGGAACGAGACGGCCTCGCCGTAGGAGTCGGACACGTTGAGGACGTCGTCTCCGGCGTAGACCTCCCAGGCGGCGCCAGCCTGGCGCACGAGGGGGAACGGGGCCGGGGCAAGCTCGGTGACAGCCATAGGCCTGCACTGTACGCCCGGGTTCGGGCCCGGGCGAGGATCAGAGCTCGGGGCCGTGCTTGAACTTCCCGAGGGACAGCACCGAGGCTGTCTGGTCGTACTCGGCGAGGGCGGCGGCCCGGCCCGGGTCAAGCTCGTACAGGACGCCCTCGTCGCCCGGGTAGGGCTGGCGGTGGTCGTAGCCGCCCAGCCAGATGTCGTCGGGGATGCCGTCCGGGAAGGCCGTGCAGGTGCCGCCGGGCTCTCGGCGGGTGCAGCTCATGCAGATCGGCGCTGCCACAGACGTCATCGGGCTCCCTCGGCTCTCGCTCGGACCCATTCGTAGACGGCCTTGGCGAGAGGCCGGGGTGACGAGCTGTTTAGCGCCTCGCTGGTGGATTCTGCTACCACCTCGTGGAGGTTGGTGGCGCCGTACTCGGACAGCTCCCGGCTGACGAGAGCCTTGATCCGGGCGTTGAGGGCGATCTGGCGGCCCCACTTGTCCTGGATGAGGCGGGCCGCCCCGGCCGTGTGGCGGCCCTTGAGGTTCGGCTCCACCACGTCGAGGATGATCTGCATCAGCTCGGCGTAGTGGGGCTCCGGGCGCCCGAGGCGGGCCTTGGCGACGTTGTCGATCATGTGGCCGAACTCGTGGGTGGTCGTGGAGCGGGCCTTGCTGATCCCGTCCACAGCGGCGTTGGGTATCTCCACCTTCCAGCCGTAGTCCGTCGTGTGCGGGTTGCGCATCGTGTCCAGCTGGCCGGTGGGCCCAAACCACTTCGGGTTGAACCGCATCTCGCCTGTGGTCGAGGCGTCGGCGTACGTGTTGGCGCTCATGGCGGAGCCGTCTCGGGTGGGCGGCCCAACCCGGCGCATGAACTTGGCTGTCTGGGGGTGCATCTGCATCAGCCGGTCGATCTCGTCGGCGATGTCGGCGGCGACCTTGTCGTCCAGGCTCCCGATGTCGGCTTTCAGGTAGGTGCCCTGCCCCGACCCGGCTCCCCAACGGGCGTTGAGGGCCTTGCTGGCGCCCTGGGCGGTCCCGTTGTGGGTCAGCTTCCCGGCCGCCTGGGGGGCGGGCTTGGGCAGGAGGGCGGCGGCGGCCTTCGCTTCTCGGGCCATCGCCTGTCGGATCGGGGCCGTGTCGTCGCCGTGGAACAGCCGGGGCAGGTCCGACCCGAGCTTGATGTCCGGCTGATTCCAGTACAGGACCTCGGGGTACTCGCCCCTCGGGAGGCCTCGCTCGAGAGCAGCCTCCAGGTACTCCTGGCCGAACACGACGACGTCCCGGCCGCCGACCTTGGCGACCACGGGCAGCCCGAAGTCGGCGGCGTTCTGCACGGTGCCGGGGCGGGTCAACAGGTCGTCGGTGATGGAGGGCAACAGGTTCTCGGGCGTGGTGACCAGGAGCTCTCGGGTGCGGGACTTGGTCAGCTTCAACACCTTGAAGTTGGAGACCTGGGTGACGCCCGTCCGGCCGCCGAGCTTGGCGGCCTCCTTGACGCTGCCCGGGCTCAGGCGCCTCGTATCGTTGTAGACCCTGTTCAGCTCCTCCATCGCCTCCCGGTCTACGTCTCGGAGGCGCTGCCATCCGGCGAAGTGGCGGGCCAGGCGCTGCTCGGCGGGAGTGTCGAGGCCTCGGGTCGGCTTGCCGTTCTCCTTGCCCTCCGGGGCCGGAGTGGGCGTGTCCTCGGGCGGGGTGGGCGGGGCACCCAAGATGGGCTCCACGTCGCAGACGCAGCCCCCGTGGTCGCCGGGGAGGTAGTGCGAGCGGACAGGCCAGCCGGTCGTGTTCGTCAACGCCTCATCATCGAATGAGTCGAAGCGGAGGCCGTCGAGGCGCTGGTGGGGTTCGAACGGGTGGAGGCGAAGTGCCGGCCCGTAGATCCACCTGTACGACACGACCTCGACGCCCTCGGAGGCGAGAGCCCCCTGGATGCGCTCGCCGACCCCGACCCCCTCGACGTGGTCGCCGACAGACAGCCACGCCTCGCCGTTGCGGACCGTCTCGTCGGTCAGGATGTTGGCCGGGCTCCCCCCGGCGATGTTGACCGCCTGGCGGACCATGCCCGCCGGGATGAAGCTCGTCGGGTCGGACTCGCCCACCCCCGTGTACTGGCCCGAGGCGGGGTCGTACAGGCGGATGTCCGCCAGGTTGGTCATGGCCTGCTGAATCCACTTCCAGGCGGTCCCGAGGTCGTCGGCCTGTCGGAGCTTCAACGTCTGACGCTGGGCGGTGGAGAACCCCCCGGCGATGCGCCCGGCGGCGTCCACAGCCTGGTCCTGGGCCCGGCGGCCCAACCCCATGAAGCTGAGGCGAAGCCGTGACCAGTCGTACTCGACTCCGGCGGCCGCCACGACGGCCCGGCCGAGAAGCGGGGCGACATCCTCGGGGCGGGCCTGCACGGCGCCGAGGACGCCCAGCTTGCGGGCCGTGTTGCGGAGCTTGTTGGCTGTCCGCTCCAGCTCCCTTTCGAGGGCTGCGTCCATGGCGGCCCGCCAGCGGGTGCGAAGCTCCTGGTCAATGGCCAGGAGCTCTCGGCCTCCCTCGATCACTCGTGGCGCTGTGGGGGCCCCGGCCGTCAGCGCCAGCGGCTGCCGGGGCGTCAGATGTGGGGGCGGCTCGCCACGGGCCCGGGCGTACTCCCACTGGATCAGGAGGGCGGCGGCCTGCTGAGGGGTTGACTCGGCGATCGTCTGGGTCTCGGCGACAGACAGTTCGATGCCAGCCTCGGCGGCCAGGTCTCGGAGGAGCTGTGCGGCCAGGGCCGGGTCGATGGTGCCCCGACGGTAGGCCATCCGGGCCAACAGCTCGGCGGCGTCGGGGGCGTCCTCCTCGGTCCAGCCTCGCTTGTTGCGCCAGCTGGCCGCCTTCACCAGGCCCTCGGCCACCCCGAAGTCGGCTGACTCCTCGGGGTCGGGGTCGGCGATGAGCGCCTGCGGGTCGAACCACAGCACGATCCGCCCCTGCCAGTCCTCCGGGATGGAGGCGTTCTCGGCGAGGTGGGGGGCGTAGAAGCAGTACGTGAGGGCTGTGACCATCGAGACGGCCCCCGGGCGCAGGTAGTCATCGAACTCGTCCTGGTCGACCTGTTTCGCATTGGCGAACGTCGTCTGCTGGTGGCCCATGACCTTCTCGACAGGCAGGGGGAGCCCTCGGGCGATGCGCTCCACTCGGGCCGCCAGACGGGTCTCGGTGGACGTGTCCGACTCCCGGGCGAGAGACAGGCGGCGGATGCCCGCCAGGTACTCGGCGGCCCCCCTGACGGTGAGCGGGTACTGGCTGGCGAAGCTCCCGGGCACCATGCCGTCCTGGATCGCATGCTCCAACATCACGTCGAACGGGTCACGCTCGGCGTCGGCGTCGGACGGCTCGTACCCGGCGGGCCACTGGAACGTGATCTCGTTCGGCACGAGGAGGAGCCCGGCGGGGAGGGTGGACAGGGCCTCGGTGATGACCTGCTCGTTGAGGGTGATGGCCGCCCGAGTGTCGGTGCGGAGGCGGCGCAGCGGGCTGTCCGGGAGGGCCGACCATTGCGGGTGGCGGGTCCAGTACCGCTCGATGTAGTCGCCCTCGGTCAGCTTCCGGCCCTCGGTGTCGCCCGGCTTGGCGAGCACCGTGAACTCGCCGTCCTGTTCCTTCACCTCCTGGGTCGAGCACACCTGCCAGTACTCGGCGTCGTCGGTGGTCTCCTCGAACCCGACCAGGTACAGCTCCCCGGCCACCTGCATGTTGATCTCGTACAGGCGCAGAATCTCGGCCTGGCCGCCCGTCTCGGAACGCAGCCGCCCGAGCTCGGCCATGGCGGCCTCGATGACGGCGTCGGGGGCGGCGACCTTCTCGTCGGCGAGGGGGATCGGGTCGCCGTCGGGGTTCTCGGGGTCAGCGACCGCCGGGAACAGGACCAGCTGGGAGATGAGGTCGGCCCGGTAGGTCAGGCTCTCGCCGATCTCGGGGACCTCGTTGTAGGCCTCCCATGCCTCGGCCTGCCAAGGCTGGGCGACGGCGGCGGCCCTGTGGGCGGCGGCCTTGTTGGTGAGGTCGATCCGCTGTGCGGCGGCGACCACCCCTACGTCGTTGCGCTTACCCCGGGTGGCCCTGGCCATCGGGCGGCATCTTACGCAGCCCCGTACCGCTCCCGAAGGATGGAGGCCCGTTCGGCGGGCAGACAGCGGCGCTCTTGGTCGGTGAGGCCACCCCAGACGCCCACCTGCTCCACGAACAGGAGCGCCTCGTCAAGGCAGGCCTGGCGGACCGGGCAGCCCGAGCAGACCACGATGGCCCGCTGGGCGTTGACGGTGAGGCGGCCTCGGCCTCGGGTGGCGCCCCCGGGGTGGTGGCAGCCGGACGTGAACCACTCGGGGTGGCGGTGGCGGAGACAGGCGGCCTGCTTCCACCACGAGGAACGGGACGGGGGAAGCTCGGGCGGGGGTGCGGCGGGCCGTCCGGCGGGCATCAGGCCGACAGGGCCCGAAGGCGGGCGAGGCGCAGGGTGGAGATGTACTTGGTGCGGGGGGCGCACTCGGCGATCATCGTCGCCAGGGTGTCGGGGCCGAGGA